CCCAGCGCCCAGCGCCCAGCGCCCAGCGCCCCGCAACCCCCGGTATGTAAGCCAGCAGGCCCGGGAACGCGTTGCTAGACCGGATGTTTGGGTCCTCCCGGAACATCCTGCCCAGGAACACGGGAATAGTATAGGGTAACCCCGCGAAACGCTGGAGGACCCACTTCGCGGATTTGATGCCCCACAGCTTTCTTACTATATCCGACTATTTCAGTAAATATGACAGGCGCAGTGGTAAACGTAACTAGTTATTTGGTCGATGTGAATAGTGCCTTGGTCAGTGTGGCACATTGTGGCATATTGTGGTATATGCTCTCCGAGGCCACGAGAGGTATCTCCCTCGGGCGTGGCCATGATGCCGCCCACATATACCGGTCGATCGGCCCCGGGCGTCCCGTGGGCATCGTCGGGCGTCCCGTGGGTATCGTCGGCCCCGGGCGTCCCGTGTGCGTACGTGCGTATATATGTGTTCCTTTTTCTTGGGTCCTCCTCCGATTGACATAGCAACTAGAGCGTGCTATAATATAACTGGAGGTATATACCATGGAACCTCTACGAAAAGCAGAACTATTATCCCCTGTCGCTCTCAAGGCTCGGGAATTAGAGTTAGAGGAACAACTTCTATCTCGCCCGCAAGCTCAGGCACAGCGCATACATTGTGAACTGATCAAAGAATTACAGAGGAACGCACCTTGGCTATTGCCGATGGTACTGAAATAATCAGCTCGATGGACTCGGAAAGCATCCAGAGTCTCATAGAGAGGAACAGGAAAACCAACTGGCCGGACCTTGAGCCGTATCAGAAGGCGTTCGCGTATTCCTTTGTTACCCACTACAACCACCACAGGGCGGCTAAGGAAGCGGGCCTTGCTGCCTCATCCGGAATTGGGGTCCTTCGTCACCCTCTTGTTGCGGCATTCATTGCCCACCTACAGGAGAAACAGGCCACCAACCTGTTCATCACCAAGGATTATATCACCACCCAGTATGTGAACATGATTCCTATGCTAATGGGCGAAGAGGAAGTACCTGTTATCCTTGCGAACGGTGACACTGTGTACGGCAAGCAATTCCGCCCGTCTGAGCTTCGCGGGGTGTTGCAAGAACTGTCCAAGACCGTAGAGGGTTTCGACAAGAACAAAAATGTCGGCGGATCCTCCGGTGGGATGCAGGTGAACATTAACCTGTCGTCCCTTGTAGGCGGAACTACCATTGAAGGGGAGATAGTGAGCGATGACTGACATCCAACTTCCCCACCTGTGGCGGGCTAGACATTACCAGCAGGAAGTGTTTAAGTATATGCTTTCCGGCGGGAATATGGACCGCAAAAGAGCTTGCTGTGTTTGGCATCGACGCTGCGGTAAAGATTCGTTTTCCTTACAATTAGGGGCCGTAGGGAGCCAGATGAGAGTAGGCACTTATTGGCATCTCTTACCGACCCTAAACCAAGCCCGTAAGGTAGTGTGGGACGGTATCGATAAAGATGGCCGCCGTATGATCGACCAAGCTTTTCCCAAGGAGCTGCGCGAGTCGACTAACGAATCCGACATGAAGATCAAATTCAAGAACGGGTCGGTATGGCAATGTGTGGGGAGCGATAACTATGACTCACTGATCGGCACAAACCCTGTGGGCGTTGTCATGTCTGAGTACTCTGTTGCTGACCCTCGCGCTTGGGACTTCATCAGACCGATTCTTTCAGAAAACGGGGGCTGGGCAGTCTTCATATACACACCTCGAGGTAAAAACCACGGCTACCGTCTGTACCAAAACGCCCTTGAGGCCGAAAACTGGTTCTGTTCGCTTCTGACCATCGAAGACACGTTCAGGGATGACGCCCGTACCCAGCCTGTGATAACGAAAGAGGATTACCTCGATGAAATAAATTCAGGCATGGACCCCCAACTGGCCGCTCAGGAATATATGTGTTCCTTCGATGCGGGCCTGTTTGGTGCATACTACACCGAGCAGCTCAAGATGGCGAAAGTCGGGGACTACCCTTGGAATCCGAACAAACCGGTCCACACGTTTTGGGACTTGGGTTTGCGCGACGCCACTGCCATTTGGTTCGCGCAGGAATCAAATGACGGCGATGCGATAAACGTAATCGACTACTGGGAAGAATCGAATGTACCCCTTGTTGACTGGATGCGCCGGATAAGGGAAGCTCCGTACACCTATGGCGTTCACGTGGGCCCGCACGATATCAAACGCCGCGATTACACTACCGGAAAATCATACCTATCCACTGCTGCTGAGATGGGGGTGGATTTCGAGGTATGTCCGGACATCGGCCTGCGTCAAGGCATAGACGCATCGAAGAGCTTCCTTCCGAGGGTACGGTTTAACGCTGACACCACTAGCAAAGGTTATGACGCACTGGTTAACTATCGTCGTGAGTATAATGACAAACTTCAGGTATTTATGGACAGACCTCTCCATGATTGGGCTTCTCACGGGGCCGATGCTTTTCGCGTGATGTCAATAGCATGGCCGGAAGGATGGAGTATGGGAGACATCGGCAATTACGGTGTCATTCGAAGTAACGGCACCAGAACCACACCTCGTAGACGCGGGAGATTTACGGCATGAAAGGCGACCAGATCAGAAAGAATTATAACCGGCTGAAACAAGACCGCTCTACTCTTGATGGAACTCTTGACCTGATTGGTCGTTTCATCATGCCGTTGCGGTCCGAGTTTTACGATACGACTAGCGGCGAGCATTCAGTAGATTGGCGCACCCGTGACGATTACGACTCTACTGCTTCCGAATCAGTCGATACTCTGGCTTCTTCCATCCAAGGCGCTCTGACCAGCATGGCCATGCAGTGGTTTGAGCTTCGGATGCGAAACAAAGAGCTGAACAACGACATTGAAGTTCAGCGCTGGCTTGAGTCGTGCGCTGAAATCATGTATCAGGAGCTGCAGGAGTCAAACTTCGACACCGAAGTATCAGAGTTCTATCTCGACCTTTGTGGCTACGGTAACGCCATCATCATCGAAGAAGCAACAGAAGATCTGGCCAACTGGGACGGGTTGAATTTTAAGGCCGTGCCTTTGGATTCCTCTTATTTCGAGGAAGACCACAAGGGCAACATTATGAATTTCTACCGTTGCATGAGCTGGACGGCCAACCAAATATATTCCAAATTCGGGGACAACACTCCACAAGAGATCAAGGATAAGGTCGGGGAAAGCAGCGAAAAGTTTGATGTGATCTTCTGCATCTACTTTCGCAAGGACAAAAAAGACGCCGACACCAGCAAGAAGCTTTCCGCGAAAGAGCGCCCGTATGGCTATAAGTATGTGCTGGCGAAATGCGGAACAGAGCTGGGAGATGGCGGTTACTACGAGATGCCGGCATTTGTGAGCCGTTGGCGCAGAACCCCTGGTTCAGTTTGGGGGTATGGCCCTTCGCACCTCGCACTTTCTGACGTGCTCACTCTCAACGAGCTGACTGCGGATCTGTTGGAGTCTCTGGGCAAAGCCATCGATCCGAGCACCTTGACAACCCAGCGCAACCTGTTGTCCGATCTTGATCTGGGTCGCGGCGGTTTGACGGTGGTCCGGGACGTAAACGACATTGTTCCGTTCGAAACCCGCGCTCGTTTTGACGTGGGTGAATTGAAGATTGACCGTCTTCAGGAGGCCATCCGACGCACTTACAGGGTAGACCAGCTCCAGCTCAAAGATTCCCCAGCAATGACAGCCACGGAAGCCGAGATCCGGTATGAGCTTATGCAGCGGCTGCTTGGTCCTACGCTCGGTCGTTTGAAGAACGATTTCCTTGATCCGATGCTCAAGCGGACCTTCAACATCCTGTTCCGCGCAGGCAAACTCCCGGAAATTCCTCAGGTCGTGATTGACTCGCAGTCTGAAATGGATATCGAATACACAGGTCCGCTGCCGCGATCTCAGAAGACCCGGCGACTCCACGCTGTTCAACAGTGGGTGATGTCGATCGCCCAGTTGGCCGAAATCAAGCCGGAAGTAATGGACATTCCGGATTTTGACCGGATCGTACATGAATCGGCCAAGCTTGCTGGCGTACCTGCTATGCTGGTCAATGATGAGAAGACAGTTTCGAAGACTCGCAAGGTTAGAGCACAGCAAGAAGCCCGGATGGCTCAGATGCAACAGCTTAAAGAGGGTATGGCCGCCGCAAAGGATGGGTCTGCTGCTATGAAGAATGCTATGGAGGCCGAGAATGGACAGTAAAAAGGCGGAACTTGCTATTGAGCAAGCAAAGAAGCGGTTCATGCCGCTGATCGCTATTTTCAGCAGTGATCTTGGCAAAGACGCTTTGGATCTGCTGATCGAGGAGTATGTTATGACAATCTCATACTCAAAAGACGATCCATATCACACCGCATTTTTAGAGGGCCAAAGAGCACTCGTGCTGTGGATCAAAGACGTTGTTGAAAAGCACGGAGAATGACTATGAACCTGCGCATGATTGCAAAATTGAATGGCCAGACATACCGCAACGAAGAACTGGGTGGCGAAGGTGGTGTTCCCGGCGGACAGCCGCCGGAGCCGCCGGAAGGGCAGCAGGCACCGACAGGGGGAGAGTCTTCTGATTGGCGCTCCATGCTGCCGGAAGAGATTCGCAACTCACCGGCTCTGGCCGACTTCAAAG